CAGCGAAAACTCGTATCGCAACGCTGGAGGCAGAATAATGTCCCTCACTTCAGAGCAAATGGCAGAAAATTCCCGCACCGCAGCCCAAATTGCAGAAGATTATGACGGTATGGGTGCAAGTGTTACCCTTATTAATGACATTATTGCTGGAAATCAGGACAGCGCAATGACTGCATCTGATCGGCAGGATACAGTTGCCCGTAACGTCTGGCATCTGGAGATTATGATGGCAAAAGATGACTGGGGCAGCGAAGACATGACAGCGGCCAATGCTGCCGTAACGGCTGGCAAGGGATACACTGCATAATGTCTAAGCCTACCGTCACATCTGTCCAGTCTCAGATCGACACTCACGAAGCTGTCTGTGCGGAGCGATGGAAAGAAACCATCCTTCGCATCAAGCGTATTGAGACGCTGATGATTGGCACTGCTGGCACGACGATCTTGCTTCTGATTGGCATAATTTTAGGCCAGTGATCCATGCGTTTTTGCTGTTCGTTTTCATAGCGGGCGACGAGGGCAAACGCTTAGTTTCCAACGATCTTTATTTCTACAGCGTCGATGACTGCACCTACTTTGCTCGTGCGCTTCACAAGCAAGGCGGTGACATCACTGCGTATTGTCTCCCGCGATTAGTCGATCCAGATAAAATCAAGGTGTACTGATGGACCCGATATCGGCAATGGCCACCGCTACGGCGGCTTTTTCTGCGTTGAAAAAAGGCTTTGCTGTCGGGCGTGATATCGAAGCGATGGCATCTGATCTGTCACGCTGGATGGGCGCGCTATCTGATCTGGACCAGATGGAACGAGAGGCAAAAAACCCGCCCATATTCAAGAAACTGTTTGGTGGTCAGTCTGTCGAACAGGAAGCGATCACAGCGTTTGCTAACAAGCAGAAGGCGCAGCAACAACGCTACGAGTTGCAGCAGTGGATCAGCCTCACGATGGGCAAATCCAAGTGGGACGAGCTTGTCCATATGGAAGGGCAGATCAGGAAGCGCCGTAAGGAAACGCTTTATAGGCAGAGAGAGCGCAGGCGCAAGTTTGTAGAGTTTGTTGCGTGGATACTCGTCGCTGCGACAGGGCTGGCTGCTTTAACCGCATTTATCATGCTTCTCAAAGCACACACTGCAAAAGCTGGTGATCCTGAGTTTGTAACGTGCAGGCTGGTCGGTTGCACTGTTGTTACAAAGGACCGCATCTGCGTCTATCGGGGCACAAACCACACGCAAGACGTTTTATATTATCGCTTAGACGAATGGTTCCCGCGCGAGTTTCAATGCAAATACGCGCCAAATGAGAAACCACCGCCAACGGTCCAAGAGGTATTGAAGGCGATCAAAGACAAGATGTCTTAGGCATGTCGACGTCGCGGGGGATGATCGGAGAATTTATAACCTGCGCCTCGATCATGTCATTAGAGCAAAACTGGCGGGTCATACATTGCCCACAGGACGGCATCGACGTCATAGCTTTTCTCAACAACGACTTTGTACGGGTGCAGGTAAAGGCATCCAGCTTGCGTGCAAATCAAAGCAACCGCAGGGCAGGCTATCACTTCCAGAACGGCAGCGGATCGGCAAAGAAAAAGCTGCCTGATCCGACCACGCAAGACATCATCGCTCACTGCTTTTTAGACGTGCGGCGCGTCGTCTTCTATGCGGCTGAGTCCGTCAATCAATACAGCCAACGCTATCCAGAGTCTTATCCGCACCGTCCCGCTCTTGAGCAGGAGAGCTGGGACCGTGCCATCGCTATCATTCAAGAGAGGCAGATATGAGTGACTTTATAGAACGTGTCGCAGAGCAGATCGCAGAGCATGAAGGCCTGCGTCTGACCGTCTATGACGACGCTACAGGCCGTCCTATCACCGCCGGCACACAGGTGAAGGGCAACCCCACTATCGGCATCGGCAGACTCCTGACAGAGGACAGAGGCATCTCTGAGAAGGAGGCGATGATCCTGCTGAAAAACGATCTGGCTTGGGTGGCAAAGAAGGCAGAAACATTCGCTTTCTTTGACCGGCTGGATGAAGCGCGCCAGATGGTGATCTTCGGCATGATCTTCAACATGGGCAATCGCTTTGACCAGTTTAAGAAGATGCATGCTGCGCTAGAGGTCGGCGACTACATAGAGGCCAGCGCTCAGATGCTTCAGAGCAGGTGGGCAGAGCAGGTTAAAGGGCGGGCCACCTCCCTCGCAGAGCAAATGCGAACAGGCGTAATGAAGTGAGCAAGATCATTCTGGAATACCGGATCGTCCCGCGTCTGATGATGCTGACGATGACAGGCGTATATATAAGGTGCATTGAGTGGGCACTCCATCAGCCCGATCTTTCGACACAGCAAAGCGCGCTCATCAGCGTTGTCACCGGCGCCATGACCGGAGCTTTCGCTGTATGGGTTGGGAGTGAAAAGTCCTGATCTGGCTTTTGTTGCTAATCAATCTCACGCCGCTGGGGTTTGAGATTTCGCTTTTGTCCGCGCATGAGACAATTGCGGACTGCCATGTCGCTGCCACCTATATCCAGCATTTTGAGGAACGGATGCCGATAAACCAAGAGGCGGTTTGAATGGCTGCCGACAAGGAGTTTGCAGAATGATCCAGCTACTTGGACCGATAGCATCGCTGGCCTCTACATGGTTAGAAGGCCGCGTTGAGACGCAGAAGGCGAAGACGGCAGCCGACGTAGCCATGAAGAAGGCAGAGGCCGTCATTGCAGAGAAGAAGGCCACCGGCGAGATCGATTGGGACTTAGCAGCGGTCAACCATATGAAGCACTCGTGGCGCGACGAGTTTTTCAGCCTGCTATTTGCAATTCCCTGCGTTCTGGCCTTTTGTGGCGATTGGGGCCGGCAGGTGGTGGCTGACGGTTTTGAGGCGCTTGCCACTATGCCAATCTGGTATCAGGCCAGCTTGGGCGCCCTCGTTGCCAGCTCCGTAGGAATCCGGTCGCTGACCAAGTTCTTCGGAGCTAAAAAGTAGCCTGTGGCGATACAGTGGCGATTCACTTTTGCGCCTACCGAAGCGTGGCGATACATTGGCGATACGCCGAGTCGATTTAGACCGGAAGCCAAAAATGTCAGGCTCATAACCTGAAGGTCGCAGGTTCAAATCCTGCCCCCGCAACCAAAAATCCCTATATATCAGTATCTTAAAACCCTCCAAGTCTCCGGACTTGCGAGGGCTTTTTGTGTTTGGCCCTATGTCTCGTGGCGATCCGGTGGCGATACATCGTCAGGTTTTTGCCTTTTTATTTGCATATATGCTTTACTTATGCGCATAGATGAGCGAATATATATACATAGAGAGGGCGGGATGACCCCGCGCTGGTCAGCAAGGGAGATGCAAATGACCAAACAAACCAAACTTCGCCCCATCGTCCGCGCCGCCTTTAAGTGTGACGCTCTTGTATATCAGTTCACCGAGCTGGACGTTGATGACGGCCTGATCGAGGCCGCCGACTACGACGGCATCGTTGAGGAGGTCAACGAGCATTACGTCGATGACGCGATTATCCGCGAGGCCGAGAACCGGCTCGACATCTGCAACGACCCCTACAACAAGATCGACCCCGACTACATTCGGGAAGCGCGCCAGCTTCGGGCTTTCCTCAAGCGCTTTAATAAGGCGGCGGCCTAACGGCCCCGCCCCACAGGGAGACAGACCAATGGACAACCACGAGTTTTTCGACAACACGATGCGGATGATCCAATACGCAAACGACGAGCTGACATCCTATAGCGTCGGCGACGAGCTGACCGGCATGGAAGCCACCCTGCTTTGGCAGGCGCTGGGCAAGCTGCATAGCCGGATGGGCGAGGTCAAAAACAAAGCGCAGGACAACGACCCTGCCTTTCAGGACTAAGGGAGGCTGGGATGACCGACATCCATATCGGCACCCCGACAGAGTGCGAGGTCAAAAACCGCGACGGCACCACCCGACAGGCTTGGGTGGTGTCATACAAAGACCTTAGAGGCAAACGCCGCAGGGTCTATGCCGCCGACTTGTCTGCCATGAAGCGCAAGATCAAGCAGCTAGAGTCAGAGCTGCAAAGCGGCCAGCACAACGCTACGCGCGCCAGCTTTGAACAGGTAGCGCAGGAGGCTCTGGCTGAACGCACCAAGATGATCGGGAAGAAGAACGGCCTGCGGCAACAGACGTGGGCCAACGACGAGCGGCACATACGTTTGCATCTCCAGCCCTACTTTGGCGCCTCGCAGATACGCTCTCTCAACACCGGCAAGATCAACACCTTTATCGGTCACATGCTTGAGGGTGAGATCGCTCCCAAGACGCAGCGGCACATCATCAACACGCTGAACATGGTCTGCAAGCACGCCGTCGACAGGGGATACATCTACACCAACCCCTGCGCAAAGGAAGACCGCAAGCAGGTCAGGGGTGCAGCCGGCAGGCGGGGCGCGTACAACGCCGACGAGCTTCGCCAGCTACTCGCGCAGGACATGACGCTCTATGTGCGCTCCCTGATCATGACAGCGGCTTGGACCGGCCTCGCCGCTAACGAGCTTCAGGGCTTGCAATGGAGGGACGTTGATCTCTACGCCGGCACCCTATCGGTAGGCCGCACCGGCTATCGCTACATGGTGCAGGACGAGACCAAGACCGAATACCGCCAGCGCACGATCCCGATCCCCTCCGCTACCATCAAGGTGCTGCGGGAGTGGCAACTACAGTCTGACAACGCTGTGTGGGTCTTCCCTACCGTGAGCGGACGCATGGGTGAGCAGAACGCTTGGCGTAAGCTGGTCGCTACAGTATGCCGCCATGCTGGCGTAGACGACAAAGGGCTTGGAGGGTTCCGCAAGTTCTATCATACGCAAATGGAAACAGCGGGCGTGCCAAAGTCCATCCGCAACTTCCGCATGGGCCACAGCGTCCACTCCAACACTGGCGATATGCACTACACTGAGGCGGAGGTGAAACGCGCTCAGGACTCTGCGGACCTTGAGGCTCTACAGGCTCAGGTGCTTCCATGATGACGGCGTGGCGGGCGTGATGGCTTCCTTCCATCCTGCTTGCCACCCGCCAGCCCTTCTCCTCGTATTCTGATATTTGGTGGTGCGGTACAAAGCGCAGCCTCATCGTGTGCGCCAAACCCGCCATCCGACTTTCGGCACCTTGCGCATAGCGGCAGAACGGCTTCCATAATAGTGACGTATGCTTTCTTTTAAGCTGTTAGCCTCGCGCTCTGTATCAAATAGCACCGACTCACCAGCGTCCATCTTTATGGCCAAGTCGCCAGACCATGAACGCGGGCGCCCCATCGGGATCGGCACCGTGTCCTCCACTTCTATAAATCGTCCCATGTCGCTTCTCCCTTAGCTAATCGCTCTGATCTCCGCCAAACCTTCTCGAAGCAGGCGTGCCCGCACAGGAGCTGGCCACTCCCATTGACCAGCCAGCCCGATCCATTCAGGTCCAAACTCTTGCCGCACTCCGCACACGGCTTGATGCGTGGTGTTCTCTTTAACGGCTTTGACGACTTGGCCTTGCGCTTTGACTTCAAACCGTCCCTCCGAAAGCGGGAAGTGGCACGCACCACATCTGATTACATCTGGCTCCGAATCAAAACGGCGCCCTCTGGTGAGCGCGCCACAAAAGTCACAGTTCCGGTGGTGACTCCACACTTGCTGGTACATCTCTCCTCCTGTTAGCCCGCTCTATAATCCTAAGCCCCAGCTCTATTTGTTGCTGGGCCTCTAAATGCAAAAACTTTTGTGTGCTACCGATGACTAGCAGCAACCCCTCGTCGTAAGGGATGGCAAGGACAGGGTGGCTGTCCTCACCTGTTTTTTTGATCCAGTCGTCATTGAAACTGGTGTCTCCCAGA